TCCATAATATGTTGAAATAGGCAAAGAGTTTGGTTCTATCTGAATGGCGTAACCAATAAGGGTTGCGTAATACTCGTCAGAACCGTCGTCAATTGTTTCCATTAGAAAAGAGGTTTTTGAAAACCGCAACGGCAAACGAATAGTGTTCATAATGAGCCCACAATCACACCTTCATCAAGCGAATCATTCAATAGTACAACAAGAACGCGTGTCCCAACGGCGGGCAGGGTGAGTGTCTGGCTGTAAACACCAGAGATATCTGTTGTCGTATTTGAGAGGGCGACACCTGTTATGACACTTGACCCCGAAACAGTACCGGATGTCGTCGTAATTGTCTGCTTCACTGGTGTCGCCACAGGGAAAGTGAATGAAGCCATAAACTTGTACGGACCAAGTTGGGCATCAGAATTCAATGCCGCTATCTTCACAAATCCAGTCCTCGTAGCATCGCTTTTTGCTGTAAGAACACCAATATGGATTGAAGAAAAAGACGCATTTGCGGGAGCGGTTGAATCAACCCTGTCCATCCCGTCCATGGAATCGCCACCAATAATCATGTCTTTATCCTCCGCCAATAACTGTTGTCTCAGACACCTTTTGGTCAATCTTTTTCTTGTCTTCAGGTGAAATCTTCTCAAGAGTAGCAAAAGAAATCTTGAGCGGTTCAGGTACGCCATACTGATAGGCAACAGAAGTAATCAAATATGCTGTTTCATCAAAACCTTTTATTCCATAGACAACCACTGTCATGCCCGCCCGTATGTTGTAAGCGCTACCAACATTGTCCTCATATTTGTCTCCAACCCAAATATTTGCCGTTCCCTCTGACTCTTTAGGGCTGTCCATTGACCTGCGCATTTCAGGAACTTCAGTCAAATAGAAATTCATCTTTTCGTCGTTCGGATACTTCAAAGGTATGTAATAAAGCGGTCTGACTTCCTTTTTCCCGTCAGCACTAGTAAAAGTGTACGCAGGAGTTTTTTCAATACCCCACCGACCAAGAAGCCAGTTCGGTGACCCGTAATACAATGTTGGAACAGCAATTTTTTTGCCCTCTGGTATGGCATACATCACGAAGCAAAGGTATTGAAGATCTTTAGCCGAGCGAACCAAAACATCATAAACAGACTCCTTGTTTTTTTCTGTTTTGACCTTGATTGTCGTAGTTTTAATACCTTTCGGTTCTTGACCTATAAAACCTAAACCAAACTTTTTCGCAACCTTTTGCGCATACTCGTAAGCCGTAGTTGACTTAAGAGCCTGCGGTTTCTTGTCCATTTTCATTCGCTGAATTGCTTCAGTACGCAACTCTAACTTTATTTTGAAATGCTCACCTTCGCCATTGGATATTTCATGGCTTGCAATCATGTATTTCTCTGTCAGCGTTCCATCAAAGAAATCAACTATGTTCCCAACAGCAAAATAATTGTTATTCCACATAGCCAATTTCTCGTCAACAAGTTCCACCGTCACCTGAGAAGCACCATCAACCGTGTAACTGACGCCAATGCTCGTAATGCTTTGAGCAATCTGAGCCCTAACGGACGCTTGATCGTTTCCAACAATTATTATTGTTTTATCAGAAATCATATGTGACTATTTAGGTTTGTACGGCGTGCAAGGTGACGGCTTGTGCGGGTCGTTCTTGTTGTACCACCTCATACTATTCGTAGGTGCGTGCCAACAGTTCAACTTTCCTTTTGCCTTCTCTGCGTCAATAGTCGCGTTTGCCTTTGCGTCAGCAACATTGGTTACAGGAACAAATTTACCTGTCTTTTTATCTTTTTTGCAAATATTCTTATGCTTGGCAGCCCACACCTGATCTTTGCAGGTTTTATTTGGACGCGAAAAAACAAGCGGTGGGATCAAAGCCAAATTGATATTCGGATTACGATTCTCAACCAAACTAATTTTCACATTAGCCATACTGATTTTGTTGTCCTTGTTGCGACGCTGAACATCAATACTCATATCAGTAATGGAGAAAAACAAGCCATTCAACCGTTCGGTGCTCATATTCCTGAAAGTGAAAGGAGAGTTTGTAAAAATATCGTAGTTAAGTAATTGGAAAACTTTGTCGCTACTTGAACCCATCCGACGCAAAGCAAAAAGTTCGCTGTCAACGCTCTGAATCAGACCATCACCGGGGTGGGCAATTAGGGCAGTAAAATCAACCGTCATAAGCGAATGAGATTTAAAAGCAACAATAGGTGTAGTTCCGGGTCGCGCAATCTGAACCATCTCGTCAGATAGTTTTCCAATATTAACTTCTCGTGGGCTATAAGGGAAAACAAAATCTTCCTCAATAGTTGCATCAGAAGAACGCATCCTAAGAATCAACGGTAATGCACCGGGGATAGCGGACTGCATTCTGTCTGCTTCTGGTGTCGGATCTTTGAGACGCACCCAAACTGTTACTGATGTAGCCATTACGATTCCCTAGTTGTTCCTGTGTTGGCACCGCGTTCTTTTTGTTCACGGAGAGCCTTGGCAATAGCAGCCTCAATTTGCACAATCGTGCTCCTATCCAAAATGCTTGCGTTGATCACTGTGTTCACATAAGCAGGATTTGATGTTTGTGCCGCTGGTACAGCATCTGCTCCTACCGAGTAACGACTGCGGACTCTTGCTTCTTCTGGATCAAGCGCATACATTCCAGCAGAACTACCTGTAGACATCACCTGTCTCGTCTTTTGTTCAGCGAGAACTGGGTCTAGTTCTTGTTGTGCGTTGATTAGGTTGGCTAGGAACTGAGGGTTTAATGCTTGTTGAGAACTGATATAGCCCATAAGTTTTGTTGGATCCAATTTGGTTGGATCAGCATTTGATCCAAGACCCTGATCCAGCAGTGCTTTGCTACCAGCAAAAAGTTCAGCCAAATCTGTGCCACTAATATTTTTAAGAAGCGAAGTACCTGTCAAACCAGCAGATCCCGCCGTAGTGCGCAAATAGGTTTTCATCTCTTCACTGAGATCTTTGAAACTTCCTGTAGTTAATTCTTCTTCCAAAGTTGAACCCGTAAGAGCCAAACCTGCAACATCTCCATACGCCGCGATATTGTAATCACGCAACTGCTGTAGGTAGTTATCCATAGTGCTCTGGGAAATATCGCCACCAAGGATCCTTGATTGGGTGGAGTTAACAAGTTTTGAGGTTTCTTGAGCATTTGCCTTGTCTGTAAAGAAGTCTCGTGATGCGCCAGTAGCACCAGCCCCAATGTTCGCCCAAGCGGCTTTCATTAACCTTGCTTGCTCCGCCGTGTCTTTTCCAAGAATCTTAATAACATCACGCAAGTTCAACATTTGATCTTCTATGTTGATTCCCTTATCTTTTGCCATTGCGTTTAATTGTTCAGCACCTACGCCTAAATATTTTTGGGCAATATTGGCGGCGCCGGAATAGTTGTTTATCTTTGTATTTAATGCTTCAAATTCTTTGTTGTATTTCTCTAAAGCCTTAGCCGCGTATGCCGGGTCTCCATTTTCATTAATGAGTTTACTTCTAGCGGCTATCATGTTCGTGCGGGCTTTTAATAGGTCATCAACATTCCCACCTTCCATGGCGGATTTGACTGAATCTGAATACTCCGTTACAAGAGTCTCTGCCGCCTTTCTTGTTTCTTTGCGTTGTTTTCCTGCTTTTAGGTAGCCAGTCACTCCACCGATTACGGCACCAATAGCGGCACCAGCACCAGCACCAACGACTGCAAGCGGACCACCCCAAGCGGTAAGAGCCGCACCAATACCTGCACCAATACCTGCACCAGCAGCAGCACCACCAAGAGCAGCGGTACCCCTAGATTTAACGGAATCGTCGTTAAACTTTCCGCCAATATAACTACCAGCGCCATAAGCAAGAGCACCAATAGCAACTGGAGCCGCAACCGAAGATGCGGAAGCACCCATCATCATCAGTCCACCAGTTCCCTGAGCAGCCAAACCTGCACTCTTGAGCGCACTGCCACCTACAGAGTCATATCCACCCGCTCTGTCTCCTTGACCCGATAAAAGACTTCCACCTAGCATCAAACCACCACTAGCAAGCATTGTCCCCATGCCGGGCATCATTCCTCTTACACCTTGAAGGAACCTACCGCCACGACCAGCAAACCTGCCCCCGCCAGCAGTAGGGGTTCCGCCGGGAGTCATTGGACTTCCACCAACATTCACGACACCAGCCTGAACATTCATTGTTCCAGTCTGTTTCATATTTTTACCAAACATGGTTCCGAAAACCTTAAAGAACCTTGTGGCAAGAGCAAACAACGAATACAGAGCGGCAACGTTGACTAACGCTCCTGCGATTTTCCCTAAAGGACCTAACTTGTTGAAAACATTACTGATTGTTAAAGCAGCCTTACCGAAAGCAGTTAAACCTCTAAAAAACAATTCAACCATTTTAAAGATAAGTTGAAAAACTGGCATCGCGCCCATAAACAACCTGCGGACAGTATCACCATATTTACCCATAGCGGTAAGCGTTTTAGAGATCTGTATTGCGAAACCAGTAATGCTGTCCTTGTTTGATTCAATCACTTCAGCAAGATCTGTCATACTTCTTGTAAAGTTTTGTCCCAACGCAGAAAACATAGGTTTGAAGAAATATTCGTTGATCAACTCGCCA